GTTCCAGGAGGGATATTTAAAAAGTCAGCTATTCTAGGATTAGCTTGCGCAATAAACCACCATTGCTGCGGGTATGCAAAAAACTTAGCAGCTATTTGGTCCATGCGGTCGCCCTCTTTCCACACATACTCAACGTATTGTGTATAGCCAGCGTTACCAAATTCATAAAAAACAGTAGGTCTTGGGTCTTCTTCCGGCTTATAGGAAAAGAAATCAACCACTGAGTTTTCATATCGAGAACCTAGATAAATAGTCATTAGGCTGCACCTCCTGAAGTAATACCAGCAGTAGCAAGAAGGTTTAAAGAAATAGTAACATCACTACGGGTTGGAATCATGCTTTCTGTAAACGCAAGGTGAGTTACTTGCAAAGAAGTTACATATCCCATATAAGACAACGGCCCAATATCAATATTTAATAAAGTAGGCATTAAGAACCCAATGTCAGCGGTAATTATTCCTCTAGCATTTTTCCAGTAGTCTCCACCAGAAGCGGTGTTTCCAGGGCCAGGGCCATTGATAGATTTATATAAATACTCAATATCTGCTAGGGTTCCTCTTTGGAATAGGTCTACTAATTTTTTTTCCATAGTAGCTGGTGCCCCACCTACCGCTGAATTTGAAGCGCTAAATGACCCAAAGTGCTGGTAATAAGGAATAAATTCGCTTACTTCTTTTACGCCAATAAAGTTGTTTAATCCAGAACCATTTGTATCATTAATGATGTTAGTAGGGCGTTTAAATTTAGCATTTGCACAAGCAAAATCATTTGTTCTATCTAGTCTAATAGTAAATGAAATAGTCTCAGTAGCGGGGAATGCTCCAACTGTGCCTAAGAAACGGTCATTAACGTTTGGAGTAGCATCCATTTGTACGTTAACTTGAGTGCCAAAAGTTTCAGGATTCCACAAAAATTGAAAACCATATTTTCTGTTTGAGTTATCAACAGTAGTGTTTTTTCCATTTGCGTCAGTAACAGTTAAAGACGTATCGGTAGCTTTCCACCAAATACGGCCTCTTCTATACCTGTCAGAAGAATGATTATTCTTTGAGTGGGCAGGCATATTCTTAGGGTCATCGCCTGCCCTAAATGGCATACTCCATTTGTGAGGAGGAAGGTTCCACTGGTACTCATTAGGGTCCTGGGCAGGAACTGGTATAACTGCGTTAGTCGCTGGTTTTGCTGGTTTAATTACTGGCTTAGTAGTCGCAGCAACTTTTTTATAATAATATTTAATTTCAAAATACTCTCCAGTGCTTGATGATACTAGTCTTACTGGAGTACCTATTTTTTGATATAGTTTAGCGTCCTTAGTAGCAATATTTTTAAGCTCTACTACCGGACCGTACGCGGTGTTGCTTACTACAGCAACTTGCTTAGTTCCTTTTTTCAATGCAGTGACAACCCCAGGTGCGACTTCAGCATTTTCAATTTTTTTACTAAAATCGGTAATATCTAACTTAGAGTTAATACTTTTAGTACCAAGGTTTTGTAACCAAGTCTTTGTATGACCCCAAACTACTACGCTAGTAACTGGATTAACGTATCCCGCCGAAACGTTTCTTGACGAACTGCTTGTATTACCCATTATTAATTCCTTTGATTCTGTAGGAAATCTGCTATAGTCTGTGCGGTCTCAGTCGCACTACCAGAGCCATCAACGTTTATGGTCACGTTATAAATGCGGTCTGTACCCCATTTTGAAGCCGTTATATCTTTAATAGTTTCACTAGGAGCAGCATTATTTTTAAAATCTGCAACAATGCTTTTATAAAAATCTAACTTTAAGGTATCAATTGTGGCTTGCACACCTTGATCTTCATTAACATACTCTTGTACACCTACTCCATTTTTAGGAATAGAGCCTGAAGCTTTTCTAGTAGTATTTAACGGGTTATTCCAAGTCTGGTAGTTATTATTAGAACTACTTTCTGCGTGCATCCAAGATACTATGGCTCTAAGGTTATTTGCTGTTACTGGAGCTCCAATTCCCTGAAGCACTTTAGAAGCCCATCCCAACTGAGTATCTTTTTGTTGAACAAACCCTTCTGGATGAACATTTTGGTTAATTAAATCACTTGAAGACGAAGCGTCTGCGGTGGTCTCATAGCCAGTTTCGGTAGCATCGGCATTACCTGTATCAGCAATTGCATCACTAGATTGCGTAAGCGCTGCTCCAGCCAAACCTGCGGCCGCTAATAGTCCAGCTAAAATGCCACCAAGACCTTTTTTAGACTTAAATTTATTTTTAAGCCCGGCCAATGCTTTGGCCCCAGCTCCTGCTACAAGAAGACCTCCGGTAGTAAGGCCGGTAGTTAGTATTTGACCCATAGCCCCATCTCCAGCTCCGGTATACACCTCAGTTGCAGCCAACATTCTAACGGCATTTTCTGTTATTGTGGTATTAAGAGCTCTTAAGCTATCAGATACAGCTATAATTCCCTTATTTGCGTCTTCAATACCAGCAATACCAGCATTTGTAAAAAAGTTTTCTGTTTTATAAGCAGAAGCCATTCTTGCAGACATGCTTTGAGAAATTGATGGGTTTGCACCAGTAGCTTTTAGATTAGCCTTGCTAGTGCTTTTTCCACTAGCAAACTGGTACAGGTATGCTATTATTGATTCTCTGAGGACGGGGTCACCGCTAAAATATTGATTTAATAGGCTATCCAAAGACATACCAGATTGCAGAGAGTAAGACAGGTCTTCCGCGGTTATATCAGCCCCACCAGTTTTAGACTTCTTAAGCATATTCCATAAGTCTTTAGCAATGGCTTCTACATCGCGCATGTAACCTTTTTGGTCTCTAACTTGAATACCAATCATGCGCAATTTATTTACACTAGACGCCTGGTTTAAAGCGCCAACGGCTCCCATGCTAGCGGTTAATCCAGCTCCAGGCAGCATGTTAGAAACGCCAGCTACGCTTCCCATAATAGTTTTATAGTTTTTTAATCCCGGCAGCATTCCGGCAGAAGCACCAGCCATAGCTGCGTCTGCTGCATCCAATGAGCTAGAGGCTGTTCCTGCGCTCATTAAATCTTCAAAAGTTTTACCACCGTAATCTTTTCCGTATTGGCCAGAAAGGAACCCAAAACGTCTTCTACTTACCTCATTTGTAATATAAGTCGGGGTATCAATTGCAGTAGCAGTAGCACTAATAGCGCCAGCTGCACCGATTACAACAGCTTTACCTGCAGTTTTAAGAAAACCTCCGGAAGTTTTAGGATTTTCTGACCAACCGCCATACCCTTTCCAGTTAGGGCCACTATAGCTATCGTCGCCTTGACCTGGAGTATAACCGCCATTACCACCAGTTTGGCCATAGTCAGTTTGTCTAGCCCCATCTTTAGTCTGAGCAACAATAGTAGAGGCATTTGGACTAGGCTCAAATGTATTCATGCTAGTCTCAGCTTGGCTAACAGTTCCTGCTACGTCTGCCGCATTTGTTGAGGGGAACTTAATACCCTGAGCAGTGTCTTTCATAGCTTTGACTGAGGTTAAAGCATCATTTAGGTCTTTCTTAATTTGACCAGTGGACTGCTGTACACCACCCATTACATCACTAAATTTATTAACTTCATCTGTAACATCTGCAATGATGCGTTTAACTGCCATACTTTTTCACCTCACCTAAATCTTGCGGCTCTAGAAAGCCAATTTTTACGTTCTCTAATAGACAAGCTTTTTATATCAGCCAGTGTCCAGCCAGTAAATGCTCTAGTTAGTGCTTCAAGTTGGTCAAGTGATTGCTCGTAATTATCATTGTTATAGGCGAAACAACTCGGCTAACGACAGTCGCAAAGAAAGTTCTTTGCCACAAGCCTCGCAAGTCGTTTTCACCTCCCCGAGGCGTGGGCCTGGGTTACGGTCAACAATTTCATTTATAATGTTCTCACGGTCAATCATACCAAGATTTAAAGCAGATGTGATACCAAGAGCAGACTTGCCATTAATTGACTTAAGGCATTCTCCAAGCAAAATACTGTTTAACTCAGATGCGGTTTTATCAGCATTTTCAATAAGCTTCTTTTGTACCCTACCGGTAGGAAGGCCCACTACAATAACACCGTGCTTTTTAGACTGGTATGAAAATGTTCTATCTTGAATAGGGTCTTCAATATCCTTAACTGGAACATCTGTGCTTAGATTAACCGATATGTCTAGCTCAGTTCTACAACCAGAACAAGTAGTCTTAAACTCTACAGACTCTCCAAAAGTAACTTTGTAGATACCTAAAAGAAGAGCATCTCTATCTCCACTAAGGAGATTATCTAAATTGTCTTTTTCAACAGGATTAGAGCCAATGGATACTACCGCACGTTGCAAAATAGTAGCCAACGCTCTACCCATAGAGCCGGATTTATAGATAAGTTCTTCATCAACTCCGTTTAGTTCCCTTACTTCTGCGTATTTAATTACAGAGCCGTCCTCTGAAATAAATCCGCCTGGAAGCAAAACTTCTGAGTCGTTTTTATAGATTGTTACAATTTCTTTTTCATCAGGCGTATTAATTTCATCCGCAAGTGAGTTGATTATTGAAGGATCGGTTATAGACATGTATTACTCCTATTTAATTAGTTATATTGTAAAACGTTATATTGCTATGGTGCTAGTCTGAGTATTGGATACTGTGGTGCTAGTTTGAGTAGGGGAGACTGTTCCACCAAAATCAGCTAGTTCTACTGAAAGGCCCTCGTGAAGTAGAGTAAGAGTTTCGTACAATAGCTGGTTGTCGGTAGCGCTTAGGTCTGTAAAAGCTAGCTGTTGAACCCATGCGTTGTGCACAGTAAACTTCATTTTGTATGCGTTACCCGCAATGATGTCACCAGTAGTAATGTTTGGGGTACCAGTAATTGGGTGGTCTAGTACATAAATGTCTAGGTCGCAACGGAATGAAGTACCATCTGAACCAGCAATTCCCTGACCAGATACTGCCGCAAACAGCTTTCTCATCCAGTTAATTCCTTCGGTGCTTCCTAGGATAACTCCACGAGTTAGTGTAATTGGTTCAAAAGCAGTCATACCAGGCAGCTGGTGAAGAGTAGTGTTCATTCCACCTTCGCGGTAAGAAATTGCCTGATTAGTGATTCTTAGTCCGCTAACAGAAGTAAAACCACCAGTAAAATTAGTAAACTCATTAGTTCCTCCATCCGGTAGTCTAAATTCTACAATAAACCTAAAATTTCTTAAAGGGTCAGTTGCTAATTTTGAAAAGCGTGAGATTGCGCTCTGTGCCATTTATTTTTCCTCCTACAGGACTGTCACAACAGAACCACTGTCGTACTGGCTAATACGGATAATTACAAATTCAGCAGGGCGCTGAAGAGCTACTCCAACTTCAAGGATAACTTGACCATTTGCAATAGCTTGCTGTGTGTTGGTTGTGCTGTCGCACTTTACGTAGAAAGCGTCATTGAATGACTGACCACGAAGTCCTCCAGCTCTCCAGAAAGAAATAAGTTCAGTTTCTACAGTGTTCTTAATTCTGTTCCAAAGTCTTTGGTCGTTTGGCTCAAATACAGCAAAAGCAGTCAAATTAGTAAGCTGCTTCTTTAAGTAAATAAGGGAGCGTCTAACTGAAATGTAGCGGTCTGAATACCCGTTTTTTAGAGTACGAGCACCCATAACTACAAAACCAGAGCCTGGGATGTATCTGATAGCGTTTACTGGGGTAAAGGTACCGCCAGAAGAACCAGAAACGCTTCCTACGTTAAGGTTGTCAAGCTCAGTATTAGTAATAGAAGCAACAGCAACAACCCCTGCTAGGCCTACATCCAAACCTGCTGGAGACTTAAATACGCCACGAGAAGCATCTGTAGTAACATACTTAGCCACAACAGCTGCACCGTTATAGGCAGAAACTGTAGCGCCCGGAATTGATGACTGTGGGTTAGGGATAACTAGGCTAGGGTAATAAACTGCGCCATAAGATGAGGCAGTGTAAGTATTAGCCAAGTTTAGCTGAGAAGTTGCATCAGTGTTCAGAGGTGAGTCAATAACGACAAACACATCTCCACGAGATTCAGCGTAACTAGTTAGGGTGTTTACATCTCCAGTAGCGGTAAGGCCAGGAGCGTTTAGCACTAGCGAAGTAGTAACAGAATCAAATGCTGTAACCTTAGCCGCAATAACGTTGCTAGGAATTGGAAGAGCTGAGGTGTATCCGTCATTTCCAGCAGAGAAAATAGTAGCGCTGCTAGCAGCAATTGCAGCTGGATTGTCTACAGAGCTAAATGAGTCGTTTAAGTTCTGGTCAGTAGCAAACACGTAACCAGAAGTAGCGTTAACAACAGCAACTACATAGTTGCTATCGCTAACCTGCATAGTGACATCTGTAAAGCGCTCTACAAGGTTAGAATCAGCAAAACCGCCTAGATAAACAAGTAAGTTAAAGTAGTTGGATCCCAAAGATGAAGCTGTGATTGCGTAGTACAGCTTGTTTCCCCATGCTCCAGGGTATTTTGCAGCAAGTCCTAGAGTAGGTGCAGGAGTGCCGGCCTGGTCATTAATCACAACAAAGGCTGGAGTATCCAAGTTAAATGTAATAGTAGTTCCGTTTGCAAGGTTTGTAACAGCCTTGCTTAGAGTAACTGCAGTTCCGCTTACAGTTGCAGTAGTTCCAGATGCAATTCCAGTACCTGATACTGAGTAAACAGCAGAAGAGTTTAGCGATGAGTTAGAAGCAGCTAGCGTAACAGCTGTGCTTCCAAAAGTAAGAGTAGCAGCAGCTGGGATAGAAGCAGCTAGGCTTAGGGTAACGGTCTTAGTACCGCTTACCCAGTTAGTTACGGTAGTGTTTGATGGAATACCATTACCAGAAACAGTCTGTCCATTAGCAAGTCCTGAAGGAGCAGTTGTTAGAACTACTGTAAGGCTGTTAGTAGTTGCTACTGTAGTTAGCGCAGTAAATCCCACAGCTCCAGAAGTAACTGAAGTAGTGGTGTTTAGCACACGCTGAATATAAGCGCTTGAGCCACCATTTGCAAAAAATAGGTTAACAGCCTGAGTAAGGGTGTTATTGGCGGTGTTACTTGAATCCCATGAACCGTATAGGCTTGAATACTGGCTCCATGAAGTAACTAGGGTAGGGGTAACAGGACCTCTAGATGCAGCACCTAGAAAAGCGGCCACTGTACCTGAAGTTCTTGCAGTAATCGGATTAACCGTTAAAGTTTCTTCAACGTATACTCCAGGGCGGTTATAGGTCGCCATTATATTTCTCCTTGACTTTAGTTTTTATTTTTAAATATTTAAACAGGTTGTTTATCAGGTGGGATATCAGTAGTGATACTATTTATTAAGACGTCAGTTACTTCTGGTGCGCTAGTAGATACTACTCTGCTAGCCTCGCTAGTGACCGAAATAGTAAATACATTTCTGTATAATCGTCGGCCATCTTCAATAGTATCACGCTTTACCAGGTCTTCTAGTATTAAATGTCTATAAGATGTTTCAGTGCCTAGGTCGTTTGGCACAGCTAGATATCCGTGAGTTGCCGGAAACACATTAGCTAACAAGTAAGCTAAAATAGCTCTATCGTGGCGTGGGTGACGAGAATAAGTAGTAATTTGGTACCTTAAATCCCACGCAATAGGGATTTCATAAGTATAAGTATTGCCAGCAACTGGGGTAAGTGTACCCTGAGCGTCATTATCTCTAAAAATACCGGATGTTTGACGGTATTTAGCGTAGTTAGAATCAATTAAATCAATAGTTATATAAGGGTAACTCTGGGCTCTAGACTCAATATCTGGAGTAGAGAACCATACACCCACAGAACGAGAACTGTTTTTTTCGTCTACAACAGTAATGCCGCCGAGGGCGGTTTTTATAGCCAAGTCTTCGCTGAGGATAAAAGACATTAAAATACCTCAGCGTCTTCTAGGTATTTAAGGTAAGAATCAGCTATGTTATCTGAAATTATGTTTGCGTGCTTATCTAAAAATAAGCGAAATACTGGCCTAGGGGAGCTAGTTTGGGTACCGTACTCTAAGTCGCCAATTTCAGTTTCATAATCAAGACTGTAGTTGACCACAAGAGAAAAACCGGAAGCAGTAATTGATAGGCTTTCTACAACATTAGTAGGCCATCCAGCAGCTAGAGCATCGTTTCTAAGCTCTTGAGTTAAAGTTGCGTTTATTTCGCTGAGCAAGGGTGCAGAGTACGCATTAAAAGACGTAATCATACAGTAATCCTCCACTGTAAAAGGCAAAATAAAACGCAAATTTGGTTCCACCCCAGCATAGGGCTACTATTAGGATAAAAGAAAAGCCCCGCTTTCGCAGGGCTAAACTTTTTAATTATTACGGCTTCTTCTTTTTAAAAGACGGGCCTTCTTTTCCAAACTTAGTTGCAGGATTTTTTCCTTTACCTGCGCCAGTAACACCGGATGGAAATTGACCGTTTTTAACTGCTTTTTTCATTTGAGCGTTTGTTTTTGCGTTTTTCAAGCCATACATACTTGAATTAGAGTTGCTATCATACTCTCCCTTTTTATTTAATACAGTTTTTCCGTTATCACCAGTAACAGGTTCTTTAATTGTTTTACTGGTCTGATAGGTAACTTTTGCTCCGCCAGGTGTTCTAGCGGACCTAGTAGTTACAGCCGCAGCTTTGCGAGCTGGTTTTGGATTATTCTTTCCCATGATTACTTCTTCTTTCCTGGTACGGTCTTCTTGACCTTCTTAGCTAGAGCAGCATCCATCTTCTTGTCAGCTGCCTTGGACGGGTTCTTAGCGTCCATCTTTTTGTCACCGGCTGCAAAAGCCTTCTTCTGAGCAGAAGTCATGCCTTTTTGGACCTTCTTATCCTGGGCCTTGTCTTCTTTTGAGTTAACCCAAGTGCCTACGCACATAGTGCCTTTTTTACATCCGGCGCACTTACCGCATTTTTCTTTCTTAGCCATTAGGCTGGTCCTTTCGACATTTACAATTATCGCACTTACAGTCTGACATATGTTCCTTACTTAATTTTTTTAATGGGTTACCTTTAGCCAGTATAAGACTGTGGCGTAAATGTACTTCTTTGAGTAAGCACAGATATTGGCACGCTAGTTCCTGAAGCACAAGTAGCGTAGACAGCGTCGTTAGAGGTTATTCCAAGAGTAATTGACGGCCTTTGGCCGCTAGACACAGAAGCTAATTGAAAGCCATAAGCATTAGGGGCTACAGTAGAGTCTCCCAATAATACAGACACGGTAGTACTTTGATTTTGAACGGTAATGTTTGCAGCAAGCCACTTTCCATCTACAGTAGGGCTAACCAGTACTCTAGTAAAAAATGTCAAGGTATCGGAGGCAGCAAAGTTAGTTGTAGTACCCGAGCTTAATTGAATAGAAGTTGCGCTAGTCACCTTAGTAACGGTAGTTCCGGTAGGAAGAACGCCAGAACCGGTAGACACATATACGACCATACCGAGGACAATGTTTGAGTTAGAGGAGATAGTTAAATCAGCACCCGCTGTGTAGGCTCCCGCAGACACTGTAGCAGTAGTGTTTGTAAGAGATAATGAAGTTTGAGATAGTGCCATTTATTTTTTTCCTTTTTTGGCTTCAAGACGTTTGGACATAGCTGCTGCCTTCTTTTTAGCATCAGCCTTTGAGGATGCTCCCCATGCCTGTAATGATAATAGCAGACGTGTAGGCTCTCCGTTTGGCTTACGCTCAGGTCCTGGGTTACCGGCCATACGCGCTAGGAAAGATGCACGGCGAGGGTTATCGCCAGATTTAACAGGGGCC